CAAAGCAAAAGACAAATTCGGAGAATAATATGAACTGGGATAAATACGCTGATAAGAAAGCATGGTCAGATAAACTAGAAGCAGATAAAGATTAATTAACTAACAAGGAAACACAATGGCAAAAAAACAAAAAGACAAGCCAATGTTAAATCTCGATGGTAAAGAATATGCAATCGAGGATATGACAGACGCACAAAAAGAACTAGCAAGTGAAGTAGCTAAAAATCAAAATCATGTAAATGACTTAAACAACAAACTAGCTACAAATCTACACGTAAATGAGCAGTTGAGCGCTACGCTGAAAGTCTTTAATGAGAAGCACCAGCAAGGCGTAAAAGAGCTTAAAAAGGCTATGGAGTCTGCTGCTTAAATGATAGTACGAAAATGCGCTCAAGATCACAACGTAGTGATTCATTTAAATAATAAACCAGGTATGGTTAAAAAGATAAGTGACACTAAGACGTTAACATATCCGAATAGTAAAAAATATTTTTTAGTGGTAGATAGCAAAATAAAAACTAAATCTGATTCATTTGAAACTATAGAATTGGCTTATGTGGCTGAATGTGCAAAACTGCACGAATCTGGTCATGGGCGCATTGACATTGTAAAACATAAATTAGTTAAAAATAAGGTTACACTTAGATGAAGCTATTTAAGATAACGTTTTATCAGCAAATACAGAAATTAGGCACTTACTTGCTAAACACTAGCTATCGGAAGCTAAATCCAATGCCGCGAAAAAGTAAATAAATGTTTCAAGAATTTGCAACTTTATATGGAGACATCGGCCTTACTGGCTGTATAGTTGCCTGTTTTTTATGGCTTATATACACGATGAATACCAGAGCATCTAGCCAAGCTGATTCTTTACAAAAACTTACAGTTTTAAACGAGGGGCAAAGTAAAGATATTGAAGAGATTTTAAAAGAAATAGAGAATCAAACTCAAATCGTAGTTAAACTAATTGAGAGACATAACAAATCTGACGACAATGCAGAAAGACGAAGTGAAAAGCTGATTGAAAATGCAGAAAAACGTCACAATATTATTATTGGCGAGGTCAATGATGTAACCGATTCGCTTAATTATTTAAAGGGCCGTTTAAATGGTAAGGGCTTGTAATGGATAGTGTTAAAGTCGCTGCGATTAGTTTTGGGAACTACGCATTGAATTTTAGTGGAGTGCATGAAATATTGCAGATTGTCGTCGCGCTGTTAAGTATAGTTTTATTAATTAGAAATATTAAGGAAAAAAAATGAAAAAGTTTGCAAAGAAAATTATTGCCGTATTTATGGGCGAGTTGATGACTAAAATACAATCTGACGCATTTGAGATGGCTTTAGCTAAAAAGTTAGCAGCTGCAACTAATTTACCAGAAATGAATGAAGCTGAAGAAGTAGCATTTTATAAAAAAATAGCAGATGCGTGTACAGATTCTGTTGTAGAAGTCATGGGTGGCAAAGCAGACTGATGCCAAGCAAAAAAGGGTATGGGAAAAAGATCGGTTTTAAAAAGAAAACAAAGGCCGGTAAGCGTAAGAAAAAATGATAGACCCCAAACAAATGCGTGAAGTCATAGACCACGTTTTAACAGAACTAGGCGATAAGTATAGTTCTCCAGAAGCGCTAGATCTTGTATACAATACTGGCTTAGTCGAAAGTAAGTATGTGTACCTAAAACAGATTAAAGGTCCAGCGCGAGGGCATTGGCAGTGTGAGCCAGCTACGTGTTTAGATATTATCAATAATTATTTAAAGTATCGTGAATCACTTATGAAAAAAGTAGCTGAAATTTGCGAATTAGATTGGTCACATTTTTTAAATCCAAGTGAAGAAAAATGGAAATTAATATTAACAACAAATCTAGCAGCACAAATTATTATGTGCCGATTACATTATCGTCGATGCCCCAAGCCATTACCACGTACATTAGCTGATCAAGCTGTTTACTGGAAGTCTTACTATAACACATATAAAGGCAAGGGCACGCCAGAACATTTTGCGGAGATCGTGACTAAGTATGGATGAGTCAGAAAAAATAGAACGCGTTTTAGAAGTAATGACGCAACTCAAAGAGCTTGAGAAGCGATTAAAAAGTAATCATAAGCACTTTCCAGAAACTATGGCTTATATCTTAGCTTTAATTAACACAGCACCTGTACCAGACGTAACCATTTTAACTAATAATAAAGAGATGGCCCAAGCATGACAAGATTTGAAGCATTTTGTAATACGACTACGGATCTGCAAGCAATTGCAGACGTGGATTCATTTGATCGTAAAAGACTTTTATCGGTTACGTTTGTGGCAAGTGGGACCAGTAATTTATACTACGCTTATAACACAGGATTTTGCAGTGCAATTTTTATGGACCATAAAGACTTAGGAGCTGCACAGTCAGATGAACCTAATAGCGCATCAGAATGGCGCTGGGTAGCTGCTGACGACCGTTTAGAGTATTACGAAGCATCAACATCAGTTGCGGCATTAAATGCCCGTAATTGGGAAGAAGCTATGGATTTTGATACGCTTAAAACTGCCGTAGTAAATGAGAGCTCGGATTTCATCAGAAGTTATTTAACAAATCGTACTATTTATAAACGAAATAATGCGGACCTACAAGGCGCGCATTCTAGGACCTACGATTTTATTTTAATTCGTATTAATGCAATTCTTGCAGTAGCAGATCTGGTGCGAAGAACTGATCCAGAAAAAGGTCAAGAGATATACGAACAGGCATTAAATGCTGACAAAACTGGACTGTTAGACAGATTGAAGCTTGGCGAGTTTGCGTTATGGAATGAGACTACAAATAAATCTGAAGATGGAAAAGATATTAACGTGGTATCTATTAATGGATCCACTACTGGGTTTCCACAGGATATAAAAATATTTGGTCCCCCTAGCGTAGATTACGATGAACCCCGTTTAGTCATTAGCACAGGTGGAGAATTTGCGCCCGGAACTACCAGTCCAGTCAAGTATGATGTTTATGTAAAAAACGATAATGGTTTACGTATGCAGAAAGTTGTAGATGCGGAAATTATGAATGGGTCCTATCAAGCCTTTGCGTATGGAGCTCAAGTTTTATGGGGACCGGGAGTGTATGTAGCTGGAGATGAATTTAGTGTGACATTTCAAAGCTCAGATGTGCAGATCGGATCTGTAAAATCTGGGCAATTGTATCGATAATGGCCATAACATATACTAATCATTTAGACGTAGATATACTGTCTCCATTGCAAGAAATCTTAAATGGAGAGTTTACACAGGCTGTGTCATTCGATACTGATTATGTCGCGCGTGGGACCAACTGGTTTAACTTAGTTCCTGTTTCAGATAATACATTAGAAGAATTATCAAATGGCCATATACGCGAATACGAAATCTTGGTCCAGTATTATCGAATATTGAGTGGGCAAAGTCGCAAGGATACTCATATTGATGCTACTTCAAATGTCATAGAAAGATTTAAAAGACTTATACGCAACAATACTAGCTATTCTGATAGCAATGGCCAGCGTTTTTTTAACGGTCGATTAGAAAGTATTAATTATCAGCCAGATAATGCAGATCTGTCATCTGATATCGGATTAGTAGAGACAACATTTATAGCAAACGTTTTTGAGGTTGTATGAAAAATATTAAGAAAAAAGATAGCGTAAGCAGCATTCCAAAGTATGCTAGTCACTCTGGATTCTCAAGAGAGCATTGGAGTCAACTTAATGCTGGTAAAACTGTTAAAGTAGATTTTATTCCAGAGCTTGCTTTGGATTATGTAATTGAAATTAAGGTAAAGAAAGGTAAGTAATTATGGCAAATTTAGTAGCACACCAACCCAATGATTTTCAAATTGGTATAGTAAGGGAAGCAAATACAGGTACTGTTGTAGCAAATACAGCTCCATTGTTTACAGATAGCGTTACTTTACCATCTTTTACACCAGATCAAGACTTATCAGCGAAGTCTGGAAAATTTGTTGCAGATGAAGCTGAGATTTATTCTAGTGGCAAAAATACACCGTCTGAATTGACCTGTACAGGATTACTAAACGATAATGTTTTAAATTTATTAGATGGCATTTTTCATACAGCTGCATCAACCAATGTGATATCAGTAACAGATGCATACACCGCACCACATTTATATCATAATCAATCTATAAGCAGCACACCAGCAAAAGCCACTTACACAGTAAAATTAATTTCACCGGAAGTCACAGATGATGATGGTAGTAACGCAGTAGCCAATTCAATTCATTTAACGGGTTGTTCAATTACTGCGCTATCAATTTTTGGAGATGCGGGAACAGATGGTGGGCGTTTAAAATACTCTCTGACTGTAAAGACAGGTTACTCTCCAGTGTTTTCTGGCGCAGAGGGTTCTACAAGTGCCGCTGTTACAGATGGATTGCAAACTATACATGATTTACCATATAGAACTATAGCTGGGGTAGTGTCTCCAGTATTAAGTAGTTTTAATTTGTCTATTGAAAACCCAGCTGACTATGTAGGTTGGGATCCAGCAAATAATAGACCATATACAATAAGCAGAAGTGTTCCAGAAGGACCTGTCATTAACTTATCTTCGACTATAAAGCTAGATAAAGATAGCGCTGGCTTATTAGCAAACTTTATGCACGCTTCTAAACAAACTGGATTAATTAATCATATGTCAAATGACTCAGATCAACCAGCTGCTCTCACAACAAGTGGTGGTGCTACAGGATTTGGATTTCACTGCGATAAGGCCATAATTACCGGAATGAGTTTAAATGAACAAGCTGCAATGATGTATAATGTAGATCAAAAACTCTTATTCGGGACATTCAGTATAAGAAACACCTAATATGACAGTAAAAACCGATCATGGTACTTTTGAGTGCCGTGAGCTTACCTTTGCAGATAGACGTAAACTGCATCGCCTAGAAGTCAGCGCCGTAGACTTAAAAACTGGCGAAATGAACAGTGAGAAATTCTTTGACGTTTTAGAATTTGTTATGAACTTTGCGTTTAAAAACCCCGACAAGGAACTTGCATCAATGGATGACAATATTATTGATGAAGTCTTAATCGCAATCTATAATAAATACAAAAAAGGTCCATCTAAAAAAAAGTCTTAATTCATCGTATCGCATTGTGGTTTAGTATGAAAGGCCACAGCGCAAACGATATGGTTTTCCCGTATCAAGCTAGCAGTCCCACGTTGGGCAAACTGATCTGGTACGATGAGGTTGAGCTATGGAATGAGATAGATCGGATATTAGCAGAAGATATTGAGAAGAAGTTCACTAATGGTCAGCAGTGTTATTTTAACTTAACACACTGCGCGAATCCCGCATATTTCTTAACATCTGAGACTCAATTAGCCTTAGAAGAATACATGGCTCATAAGCGCTTTAAGCTTCCATTTGCAAGTAGTTTAGATGAAGCAGAATATAATAGAATAGTCATCTTTTCTACTATAGATGAAGAATATAACGCAGCCATAAAACACAATGCCTAAATTTGTAATAGAAGTCAGAACTAAAGGTTTTGCTAACGCCAAAGCCGAGATACAGAAAACCGCAGAACAAACCCGTAAATTTTCTAGAGATAGCAATAAAGGGGCCGGCGCAGCAGCAGCATTTAGACGCGAAGCATCTAAGCTAAGAAACAATATGCTTTTAGTTAGCTTTGCTATGGCGGGAGCTGCGGCAACCATTGGCCAGTTTGTTACAGCAGCTGCTCGTATGGAAAGAGTCCAATTAAGACTTGAGGGTTTAATGGGTAGCACAGAAGCTGCCGCAGAAGCATTCGATGTCTTTAACGAGATTGCAAAAAGAACTCCACAAAATATAGAAGAATTAGCATCTGCTGGTGCTCAGTTAGAAGCATTTGGTATTGATTCAAAAGCCGCATTGACTGCGGTTACAGATTTAGCAAACTTTATGGGCCGTGATGTTAAGTTAGCAGCCTTTGCAATGGGACGTGCTTTTAGTGGTGGGGCAGCAGCAAGTGAAATATTAAAAGAAGCTGGTATCACTAATATTGTTGCATTGTCACAAAATATTGATGATTTAACTAAACTGACTTTACCAGAATTTAGAGCTGCATTATTTAATACATTGATCGATCCAGCAGCTAGAATTGCGGGTAGCTCTGATCGAGTTGCAGACAGTTTGCAAGGTATGGTCAGTACTTTTCAAGATAGCTTAACTAATTTACGTAAAGAAGTAGGAGATAATTTTTTACCCATAGTAAAAAATGCAGTAGGTGCACTAACTAGTTTTACAGATAGTATGGATCCCGGTAGCTTAATGCGAATGGTTAGCAGTCTTGGAATTTTAGCTGCTGCTTTACGTTTACAGCGTCTTGGATTTTTAGGTGCAGCTGCGGGCGCATCTACGTTTTTTCTGGCACTTCAAACAGGTATGAAAAGAATTGCAGTTTTATTTGTTATTGATACTGCGCTAAGAGCGTTTGGGGATTTAATTGACAAACTAAACGGCACAACAGATGCTCAAGAAGAGTTGAGAAAAGCTGTAGCAGATAATAAAGATCTTACCCAAGAATTCGCAAATGAATTAAACAGTCTTGCTGAACAATCTGGTTCAGTAGCGACTGCCACTGAAGAAATGCAAGAAGCACAGCAAAAACTTGCAGATTCTATCCATAAAAGCGAAGAAGCATTGTTATTGCGTTTAGTAACCATGCAACAAACCACAGAATTAGATAAAGCAAGTACAACTGCATTAATTAATGAAAAGCGCGCTTTGACTATGCTGGAAGTGGAGCGTTTAATTGCGATAGATAATTTAATTGCCCACAATGAACAAAAAGCTGAAGCAGTGCGTTTAGCCAAAAAAGAAGCAGACACGATATTAAAAGAATCAGTTGCAGCGCAAAAAGAAGAGATACGATTAAAGAAAGAAAAAATGCAACTAGATGAGCAAAATAGAATAGCTTCGTTAGATAATCTTGATACATTAACAAGTGTGAACCAAGAAGCATTGTTAATTCAAGCAGAGCTTGATGGTGCTTCTGATTTAGAAATTGAAAAGATGCGTTTACGCACAGAATTAGCGCAAGATTTAGCAGACATGACTGGTGCATCGACTGGTATGTATACTGAATATATACAGGCTTTAAATGAAGGTGTAACCGCAGAAGAATTAGCAAATGGTGTCACTGAGGGTACTATTGAAAACACTAAGTCATTAGCACAAGCTGTTGTGGATTTATTTAATAAAAAAGTTGAAATGGCAGAAGTTGATGCAGCTAAGATAATATCAGATGAAGAAGCAGCAGAACAGATAAAAATAAATACAAAAAACATGGAAATGTTTGCGTCTAGTATTTTAATGGCCGCTGGTGCGATAAAAACTTTAGGCGAGAGTTCTAGAACGCCAGAACAAGATTTAAAATTATTAATGCAAACATTAGGTAGTATAATGATGATGGTTCCGGGTGGACAAGTTCCCGGCGCATTAATACAGGCTGGCTCTATGTTTGTTGGCCATACAGGTGGTTTAATTAAAGACAATGGAATACAAAGATTTGCCACAGGTGGTATGGTCCAAGGTCAAGACAACGTCCCAATCATGGCGCAAGCTGGAGAATTCATCATGCAGCGGTCCGCAGTAGATAATATTGGTGTACAAAACTTAGCTGCCATGAACTCTGGCCAAACCAGTTCTGGAGTCACGGTAAACATTCAAGGTAATATGATTGGTAACGATGAATTTATTCGTGACAATCTAATCCCACAGCTTAATAAGGCTGCCAATCAAGACTTAGCCTAATGGCTTTAACTAACGCTCCCAAACGATCTAATGTCAGTGAAAACTGGCTCTTTGATTTTACAGCTGAGAATAGCCACTGCTTAAACTTTGATGGGACCAATGATTATATTTCGTGGGGAGATATATTTGATGGACCATTTGTTAATTTTACTGTAGAGTTTTGGATTCTTGCAGATGGTAACGCTGATGCAACTATTTTTAGCTTAAATTCTACTGACTCAAGCAGTTCTGAATCTGAAAATGTCACAGTGATATTTAGAAAATTAACTAGTGGAGAATGGCGTTTATTTTATGAATATGATACTGGTAACAATATGCAAGTCGATACCAATGGCGTTAATATGCCAGATGATGAATGGCATCATATTGCAGTCGTAAGGGATAATGCTGATAATAAAGCTAGATTTTATTTAGATGGCGTACTTGCAGAAACTGAAAACGTAGCTAATGATCCAACAGGTGGAGATTCAGATAATCAAGTGTTATATGTAGGTCGTAATACAGCTGGAACTAATCACTTTGATGGTAAACTAGCTCATGTGCGTTTTTGGAATGTGGCTAGGTCTGCTACACAAATAAAATATTCATACAATCATGTAGTGGATAGCTCCGCAACTGGATTAATTGGATACTGGAAATTAGATGAGGGTCACGGGACCAGCGTTGCAGATTCTAGCTCTAACAATAATACTGGAACAGTAGTAGGTGCGAGCTGGTTATTAAATGGCTTTACTGAGCGCATTCATGCATTTGGATTAGCATTTAAAGACACTTTGGTAGATAATATTAGTTATCATGGATCTATATTAAATAAGGGTATGGTGGTCCGCGATAGTATTGACATTACAAAAGGAACTTCTGCGACAGGTAATATCACATTAAATAGTGCAAATATCGGCTTATTTGGTACTGATTTATACAAGATTTTATTTAATGGGACCAACAACTACTTTAACAAAGAAGTCCACGTATACGCACAATTTAACAATGAAAGTACACTAGCAAATTGCCAACGTATTTTTACTGGAAAATTGGTGGACCTAAAACTAGACCAGAATCAAGTCATTACGATGCAAATTAATTCGCACAGGCCATGGGATAAAGTAGAGATACCAAATGAAAAAACCGATATATCAAATGTTTATGTTCCGATTGTTTATGGCGCATATAGTCCGAATACTAGTACAATTGGTACACCAACTTTAGTTGGTAATGAGTTATATCCCGCACCAGTTTTAAATACAACAAACGCATTTATTACAACTCTTATGCCTAGGTCATACAGTTCATCTAGTAACGCATTTTTAAATAAGTGGTTTGGGAATAATACTTTTTTACCAGCTAGAACAGGGACAAGTCCATTTAATGTAAATGAAACTACTGAGATTTATCAAGGTCAAAATTGTATACAAACAAAGTTAAATAAATATTGGTCTGGAATTACTAAAGCAAATGAAGATGATGCAAATACATCTAATCAATTATTTACAAATATAGAAAATGCATTTGACAACGATGACAGTACGTTTGCAACATCTACATTATCGTCTAGTAATATCAATACCACTTTGGCCATTGGTTTAGGGGAAAAAAAATATCACGCTCAATTATATAGAAGAATTCACGTCTTTGTTAAAAATTCAGAATCTGAAGTTGTTAATGTATTTGCGACTATTGGCGATGGTAATTATCATACAGAAGAAGTAGCGAGTGATCAACAGACTTTTAGTAATGCTTCAACGGTGTATGAGGTTGTAATTGATCATAGAGCTAATAATTTACCAACTAGTTTATCATGCCAGATCACTTTTCAACATAGCTCTGGTACATATGGGACATTAAGTGTGCAAAAAGTACACGTTGAAATGTCAGCTTTAGCATATGGATCAACAGAAAGTGATTCTGGAGAAAAAAGAATTCATATGGACAACGATGCTAAATCTGTGACTGCAATAAAATATTTATATAGTGGGGGTGCTGGTTTAACAGAATCTTACACTGGTGGCGCGACAGCCATTGCATGGGGTATAGAAGCGTTTAGAGATATGATGGTACGTTTTGCTGGGCATCACAGAACTGCACCAACTGGTTGGACCAGTTTATATTATGATCGTAGGACCAACGCATCTGGTACTGATCAAAATAATTGGAAGATTCGTTACTGGCAATTAGAACCTGTTAGTTTAAAAGATAAATTAGATCAGTTAGCTTATGAATTTGGGTTTGTATATAAGTTTGCAGCTGATGGTACATTAAAAGTTATACACGTATTGCAATCTAGTGAGTTAAGTGCAACACTTGATTTATCTGGATATGATTTAAATAATATTAATGTTAGTACAACTGGGTTAAGTGAAATTATTACTAAAATGACTATAAACAATAAATTACACCCAGCTGAAAGAAATAGGTACGAGAGTGACGTTACCAACATTAATACCGCAA